GTCAAATGTCTAAAATCCAACAGAATGTGCTCATCTAGGAAAATGCCACACCCATTGAAAGGAATCGTGTTCCTATTAATAACACTCCAGTCTCAGTCCCTAACTATTATGTCAATAAACCTCACTAAGAAATTCTAGACTTACCTAAACATTTGCCTTTTAGTTCGATTTATTAGAATTACCATTCATAAAATCTCGGAAAACTATAAAACTATTATAAGAAAAACCTCGGCAATTAGATATATAAGTTTGATCTAGTATAACCTAGCTATGATAGTCTTAACGTTTAGACTGGATGGACCAACTCTCAAGTGAACTATGAGTTTCACACCAGAACAGTCGACAACTTGTTTTATGGTCTCTATCACAGGTTCTTCGCTTCTCATTTATATCTTGAAGAATAACATGCGCAACAATTTCAAGATTACTGTAACTCTAGATTTTTACCTAAAATACTCCAAAAAATAGACTCCTTCGATAAGACTTATATGCTCAAATATAACCCCCTGTAAGATATAAATTCTAGAACGGGTTTCAGTTAACTAAAGAAAGACAACTATGCCAAGCAAGTTTATAGAGAATGTTGTAATAGTAAAATCTCTAAAGGTAGTTTCTAAACTATGCTTAAAGGAGGTGAAGTTTATTGCACAGAACCTAACAATATCTCCTCAAACTCGGTTAAGAATGTGTCAGAAAGGCCTCGAACTATTTGTAATCCAAGTTAATAGTTCTGCGGTTTGTTGACTCTCTTGTAAAGTTTATTTTGGCCTATGTTAAAGAATGCCTTGCCAGGTTTCATATAAGGCTATAACAAGAAGTAATTGCAAAAGATTTTCACTTCTAATGTATCTAAGAACATGGTTAGCCACTCTATTGACGGAAGCGCTTTTGAGAGCACTTAGCACACTACCTTGAGGAAGTCTTGTATCGACCCTATAACAAGAAAATTGGTGTAAGTATTATTTGACTAACTAAGACAAAACTAGTGGTTTATAGATAACGTACCAGATATCAAATAGCTATAACAAACTTTTTTAGATAATGCATTAGACCACAGGAGCATAATGTTTGTCAAGATTCCAGATATCAATGTCACGCCTTGGCCTCAAGATATACTCAACTTATTTAGGAAGACGCAACCGTCATATGTGAGTCTCCAGTCTCCCTGGCAACACTTTATGTACTATGACATTTCAGGGATGACTTTTAGTGGGCACCCGTTTACCACTTACTTTAACACAGTGTCCTCTTTAGCTTATGGAAACTTTTATTTGTATATTTCTCAAAAAGATAGTTAACCTTTTTTCATGTGGGCTGCAGGAGACGAT